ATGCTATACGGGAGAAAAACGACTCATTTCTTATCCCGAACTGATATGAATGCCGAAAGGTTTAATGCATACCGAATTATGTGGGTTTTAGTATTATATGATTTGCCGACAGAAACTAAAGCCAATATGAAAGATGCCAACCGCTTTCGTAAATCATTGCTTGATGATGGCTTTACATTATTTCAGTTTTCGATGTACGTTCGGCATTGCCCAAGTCGCGAAAATGCTGAGGTTCATATTAAAAGAGTCAAATTTATGCTTCCAAAAGCTGGTAAAGTAGCCATCATGTGCATCACCGATAAACAATTTGGAGACATTGAAATTTTCTTTGCCAGGAATAAAGAAGAACCGCCACCAACTTTCCAACAACTCGAATTATTCTAAAATTTAAATCCTAAAAATGAAAACAATCTACTGAAAATCAGTAGATTGTTTTTTGAGGTTGGGTTGTATCTCAAAGATACTCAAAAATGAAAGCAATTCACAACTAGCTTATAATATGGTATATAATGAATATTGTTGGGTTGTATCTCAAAGATACTCAAAAATGAAAGCAATTCACAACACTTTCCGCGGTGTCGTCGGTACTTCCTGCGTTGGGTTGTATCTCAAAGATACTCAAAAATGAAAGCAATTCACAACGCGTTACCTTTTGTTTATTGGCAACATTGTGTTGGGTTGTATCTCAAAGATACTCAAAAATGAAAGCAATTCACAACGCGTAGAACTTATCTAAGTCGTATATTTCGGTTGGGTTGTATCTCAAAGATACTCAAAAATGAAAGCAATTCACAACTCGTTTAATATTTGTAATAATGTTTTCATGGTTGGGTTGTATCTCAAAGATACTCAAAAATGAAAGCAATTCACAACTATCGGCTATGACCTGTAGACGTACCTCCCGTTGGGTTGTATCTCAAAGATACTCAAAAATGAAAGCAATTCACAACTATTTCTGGTAATCTGCTCATTTTTAGTATGTTGGGTTGTATCTCAAAGATACTCAAAAATGAAAGCAATTCACAACCTACCTGTTGAACATAATACCATGCATTATGTTGGGTTGTATCTCAAAGATACTCAAAAATGAAAGCAATTCACAACTAACGCTTAAATGTGTCATATTCTTAGTATGTTGGGTTGTATCTCAAAGATACTCAAAAATGAAAGCAATTCACAACAGGCAACAGAAAGAACAATTACGACACACGGTTGGGTTGTATCTCAAAGATACTCAAAAATGAAAGCAATTCACAACGCATCCACTCAACCATTTCTTTATAATCTTGTTGGGTTGTATCTCAAAGATACTCAAAAATGAAAGCAATTCACAACCCTTTTGGTTTTTCTAATAAATTATATTCTGTTGGGTTGTATCTCAAAGATACTCAAAAATGAAAGCAATTCACAACTATTACTCTAATCCTGGAATGGAAAGACTAGTTGGGTTGTATCTCAAAGATACTCAAAAATGAAAGCAATTCACAACATGTTGGTGGGTTCTTCGCCTGGGCGCTTAGTTGGGTTGTATCTCAAAGATACTCAAAAATGAAAGCAATTCACAACGTTATTTAGTAACAAAGGGCATTTAATCCCGTTGGGTTGTATCTCAAAGATACTCAAAAATGAAAGCAATTCACAACGGGCGCATATTACGCACATAGTAAAAACCGGTTGGGTTGTATCTCAAAGTATAAACGGCAAATTAAAAGGTCAAGAAAAATAAATTAAAACGTCCAAAAAAATCAAAATTAAACCCCAATTAAAAACTATTTAAATGGGGTTTTTACATTTGTCAGACGATTATAGAACCTTATATAATTTTGCTGCTGATCGTTTTTCTTTTTTCAGAAATTCAATATCCGATTTTATTAAATCTCGTTTCTCGGTAAGGAAGTGTATTTCATTTCTAAGATTGTAAGATGTTAGTTTTGTTTCCCGATGATGTAAAACGTATAATAAAGCTTCATGTGATGTAAATAGCTTACCACAATTTTCACAATTATGCTGGTCAATATCTTCATCGATTTCTAACTGATGACTGCAAAATCTCTGTTTAAGTGATATTACTTCCGCTTCTTCTTTCTGTTCAAACCTTTCTCTATTCAAAGGCTTAACAAACATTTCTATAATCTGTCCCATAATTAAATTACATTTTAAAAAGCTTTTAAAGACCTTTTAAATTTACAGTTCTACAATTGATTTTAGCCCGTGATTTTTATCTAATAAATTTAGAATCCAAGTTAAAACCTTTCCGATTCCGCTTAAAGTTCCATCACGTTCGTTTTTCCCCAACGCTGAAGAAATAGTTTCTTCAACATTTCCAAACTCGTAACCGTTTTCAGTGCGCAAAGTCAAGTTCCAAAGCTTCCGGAACTCTCGATTTCCAAATTTATCAATGTTAACTGCCGTGCTTCTGAAATATCCCTTTGCGTGGTCTTTAGATGTGAATAACACAACAAAAAAATTAATTATAGTTAATGGCAATACGAGCAGGAAAGCCACTAAAAAAAGCAGTAAATCGATTAAAAATTTCTTCATATATTATCTATTTCAGTTTTGAATTTATCTACATAGATGCTCATAAAACGAGCTAAAACATCTACGATATGTAATTGCTTATTTTTTACAAGAAAACGCACATATTGTACTGATTGAGCCTTCAAAGTCTCTTCAACCTCAGAGATAACATTTCCATTATCGTCATAGGTTGTAAGTGTTCCAGTTAAAAGATTTCCGTCAGTTCCGACAATTTCTTCTACGTTGCCTTCATGAATCTGCCACAATGGCATTTTGATTTTTCTGTGAATTGTATTGCCTTCTTTTAGAATGAGATATTGGCGAACATTTACGTAAATACGCTCTTCGTCACCTTCCATGTCCGGAGTGTTAAATCCTGTAACAACGAGTTTTCGGGCAAATTGTGGATAAACAGAATGATCCGGCAAAGCCATTTCAAACCAAGTTTTCCCGGTATTTTTGATTGCGTCAATCATTGCCTGGTTTTCAGGCGATATTATTAATTTAGTTTCCATATTAGTTAAATTTAAAAGCTTTTAAAATTTTACATTGTACTATTACATTTTGACCAGGGAAAATACCGTTTTGTGTTGTATACGCAATCAAGTTCGCAAAGAAGCTATAACCTTCATTATTGGTTAAAATGTCAGATTTATTTAAGTTTCCAATGATGGTTCGGAACAAGTTTCCTGTTTTGATGATTTTAACGTTGTATTCCAAAGGTGCGGACTGTGCATTTGCCAAATAGGTGTCCCCGTTTCCGTAATTATAGGTTCTATTAGTCGTATAATATGATGTACTTGCTAATGTATTATTGATATTACTGTTTTGCGTTGAACTGTAGCCGATTCCAATAAATGTTTTTGACGCATTTGACGCATTTGAACCGTATGCCGATAATTGGATTTTGAACTCTATATAAAAATCTTCACCTACATCAAATATTTCTGAACTTTTCAAATTTATCACAGGCAGTACAGTGTCCATGTCGGGAAGTGTAATTCGGAAATTATCTCCGATAGCAATATCATTTGAGTTAGGGGTAATAGATTGATCGTAAATTATATCCCATGTCAAATTATTTAAATTCACGTTAGTAATTTGTGGGACAATATTTAAATCCAAAGAAGTAATGAAAACTTTACTTCCGCTCGTTAATCGGATAAAATACTGCCCTTCCGTAAACTGATGAAAATTATAGTAGAAAACTAATGATAATCCGTTATCATAAGTTTGAACTTGATTGTCGGGAATTATAGCTTTTACCGTCGTTTTATCAGCTTCTAAAATTTCTACTTTTCGGCTAACTGCTGAAAGGTTAAGATTAGCACCTTGTAACATTATGTATTCAATCGAATCATATTGATTCTGCACTATTGGAGGTGAAATTAAATTTACACTCATATTGCCACCACTTCCAGCGCCCCCGTTCAATAACTGCGAAATTGTAAGATTTTGAGCTTGCGAAAACCCGGAGAATGTGCTTAAAAAATCTTCATAATCGTTATACTGGAAGCCCTTTTTTATGCCGGAAGGATTTGTACCAGAAAATCTATTTCCTGATCTCGTAATTTGTCCGGGAAGAATTTCCGTATTTTCGTCAAGAACCAAAGCTGACATTCTCGCACGAGCCATCAAGTGTAATTGTTCGGTTGGGGTGGTAGTTCCAACACCTATACGTCCATTTGCAGGATTTCTGAACCAATTAGAAGCCTCAAAAGCAGAACCATTCCAAACAAGAAGATTATTAGCTGTCGGAACGATATTTCGCCAAATATAACTACCGTTTTGGTCAATTTGTGCAAAATAACTTCCTTGTGATATTGGTTTATCAACCTTACCATTCAAAGCAGTTTGTAAACCCTCAACCATCGAAATTGTAATGTTTGTTAAGCCCGTTGCTAAATAGCTTCCTACAACATTTTTATTGCCTCCTTTGAAAATAAACAAGGAATAATTTCCGTTAACATCTGGAATAGCTACGAAATCATTTTTCTGAAATTCGTAATTATCAGCATTAGCAACAAAATCAGTTAAAGTATTTTCATCCACTTGAATCAAATCTGTAAGCCCTAAAGCTTCAATTTTATCGGCTCTGACTTTTCCGGCAATTGTATAATCGGCAATCAACATTGTCATTGCATGAATCTGATCTTTGTTATAGACTTCCGGAACTACACCGGCATCAACAAATGCTATATTGTCCGGAATCGTTCCAACACCTAAAGCACTTTTCCAAGCTTCTTTTTGTTCATCGTTTAGATTAGATGCGTTAAGTTTTGCAAGCGTATTTTGGTGTGCGTTTTCATCCGTTAAATGCGTTGTATCAAGTTTATTTTGCAGGGCATTTTCAAGCCCTGTTGTATCAGAGATTGTAAATTTTTCATCCTTGAACCAAACTGAGTTCCAAGAAAATTGGAATTGTGCTTCAGTTGGAATGTCGCCTGTTTGAAAATATTGATAAACTGTAGTTCGTAATTGTGACATAATATTATTGGAAGTTTGGTTCGATATAGTGAGCAATGTGCGAAGACTGAACGATGTTGTGAGGCTGATTAGCACCAAAAGTTATTCTAAAATTTTTGTGCATATATGCTACAGAACTACCACCGATCGAAGCTGTTGATTGATTTTGAACACTTGTTATTCCTGAACCGTAATCATTGGCAGGTGCTATTGTGTACATTGTTCCCGAAAGTTGTGGCAACTCATTAGCTGTCAGTTGATGTGTTTTAGAACCAACATTTGCGCCCAAAGTTGAAAACATCGGGTCATTGGGATCATGTCCTACGATTGTTTTTCCACGAATATCAATCGCTTCTTTCCATCCTGTAGGAATCTCATTGGCAGGTCTTCCAAAAGCCCAAACTACACCTCCATTGAATACAGGAGCTGTTTTAAGTTTTAACAGTTCAATATCAGCTAAAGCGACTGCGAACTGTTGCTGAGTAACGCTGTTTTCGACCAAAACCTGAATTTCTTTTAAAGTCTTTAATCTCACAAAATCAGCCCAATTATATGTATTTGAAGCGTTGCCAAATTTGACCGTTTTTTTCTCAATTAATACTTTTGAAACCTGATTTTTGAATACTTTTTGAATGTTTTCCTGATTAATGTAAACGGTATTATTTATCGTTCCACCTTCAAAAAAAAGAACATCATTGTCAATTACCACTATTCCGGAACTAACAGAAGTACCGTTGATTTCACAACCGGAAAGAATTGTTAAGTTTCCGGCTATGCTTCCCAAAACATTAAAAATTGCGTAAGCTTCCTGTATCTGATCCATAAGATCAGCGGTCAACGGAACGCCGTCCGTTTGCATAAATTTAAAATTAAGTCTCATATATATTCGATTCTGTAATTTTTAGATTGTAACATGTAATATTCGATTTCTGCTTTTAATTGCAGTTCATTTAATCCTGTAGGAACTTTCACAATGAAATCAAATTCACTATTGAGTTCCGCTTCCGTGTACAGGTATATTGGCAAACTGTCAACATAAAGCCATTGAGTTTTTGTGCGCCATTGGTCGTCTTCCGCTTCAGTGTAGAGATAAACACCATCAAAAAGAACAGCCTTCACAATTTCAATACGTCTATTAACGGGGTCGAAATAATCATTCAAACGCTTTTGCATTGAAAACTTTTGACAGGTTGTGTTTATCCTAATTAAATTTTGTTTTCGAGCCTTCAAAAACTCATTATACATGTATTCAACAGGTGCAACCATCACCAATACAATTGCTGAGAAAACAGGCATTCTGTTAAAAGTCGGCAACCATTCAAGCGCCAATTTTTTGAAATTAATATCAAAAAGCTTATCCATCATACAATAAATTGAAGTCCTGTAAAATCTTCTACTTTAAACCTTCCAGATGCGGGAATAACTGACATATTAACAGGCTGGTATAAACCATATCCATTTTGTGCAGGGTCAATCCATTTTGATTCAATTGCTAAAGTTTGCAAATCTTCTACACCATCAACCGCCAATATTGCAGCTTCTAATCTTTGTACACTCAATTCCCCATTAAAAGGAAGGTTTTTTAAAAAGTTTTCAATTGCTTCGGTAACTGGATAACTTGCAGTGATGATATTCATACCATTTGCCAATAATACCATTGGATTGTATTTGATTTTGAAAACAAACCTTAGCATATCAGGCAAATAATTGATAATTGTAAGATGGTCGCCTGCGGGCGATATTTCTTCCATATATTTAGAAAATGCGTTCATCACATCAGCGTCAAAAATTCCGTCTAAATCTTCAGGCGCTATTTTCATCACAATTTTTGCACGTCCGTCAATAACACGGTTACAGGCTGCATACTTTACAATTTTTGAATTTTCAATATCTTCATCACTTGCAACGACTTCAACACCATTATTTAAAAATGTGGTTTTAAATTGGTCGCTGTCCTCCACGAGATCAAAGCCGTATTGAAATCTTAAAGCTTCAAAGCGATATCTACGCAAATTGAAAACTTTTTGATTGGCAATTAATTCTCTGATCTCCTGAAGGTGTAAAAGTGCCGACAATGCAAAATTGTAAAGAACCCACGCAAGCACTTCAAATAACTGTCTCCACGCGGAAGTTTTAGAAGTACTATCCAAACTGTTTAAAGTCGTTTTTTTTGCCTTTTCTGATAATAGTTCGGCTAAAAATTGCTCAAATGTTTTGTTCATTTTTTATGCTTTTCTGTTTAGCTGCTTATACTTTTGCAACTCTTCGGTTAAGTTTTCTACTTTCTTCTCTAAAACATGAATTTGCTCAGTTGCTTCAGAGAATTTTTTAATGACTTCTTGTTTCTCAATTTCAGATTTTTGCAGGTTTTCAATAGCACGATCTAAACGGTTGCCTAAATCATCTACTAATTCTTTGTAGTATTCAAGTAACTTCTTAGCATTTTCAATCTGGTTGCTTTCAAGTTCTGCACCTGCTTTCTTTCTTCCGAAAACCCAACCACCAACACCGGATGCAATTCCAGCGATCAAAACGCCGAAATTCTCTAATAATAATTTTTCCATTAATCAATTTTAAAAGTGTTATCAATTTTCATAACTCCAATTCCTTTAGGTGTTGGTATCTGTTCATTTTGAGCTGTTGTTAGTGCTGTTGCAGGGATGCTATTATTTGACACCAAGCTTTTTAGTACCAACACATTATTTTCATTTTCGGAATTATAAAAAATTTCCTTTCCTGCAGGAATTGAATCCGAAGGGGAGAAACCGTTTAATATTGCCAATTCAAAAGCATACATCACATGCCCGTAGATAGCATTTGAAATATCTAAAAAGCTTTGATTTTCATAAACCTTATATATAAGTACCTGAGACATCGATTCCGTTTTCTGTTATTGTTAAATTTTCCAACTGAAAGCCGTCCGCTTCTAATTGTATTCTTATTTCCCTATCTAATAATCTTCCGATTACTCCGTTTTTTGCGGATAAAATATTGCACCCGGCTTCAGGGTTTAATTTATATTCGCCCTGTTTACTCATTAGCATAAGCTCTACGGATTGCGATTGACTATCGCCTATAACAAAATCCCCGTTTTTAATTTCGAGATCATAATCCTGTGTAAGTAGTAAATCATTCATTATGTAATTTTTCCGAGCGTTAAAGGACTTCCCGCACCGCCACAAATTCCGGTGACAACTGCATCTGTTAATATTGCTATAACAACTTCATAAATTGCGTCTATCAAATTATCTAAAGATTGATCTGCTGAAGTCGTATTATTTCGTGCAAGTAATAATTTTGCTTTAATTTTTGCTTTTATCTGAGTTTCGTTTAAAGGCATTTTAAAACTATTTTAAAAAGTTATTAAATCGTGTTTGAAGGTCTTTAAACTCAACATCTGTCAATAATTCTATCGTAATACCTGAGTTGGTTTGAAATACCATATTTCGGCAAGCCGTTATAAAATCAGCCATTAATTTTTTTAGCGTTTCATTTTCTTTTTTTAGCAAAAAACCATCTTTATCAATGCTCATTTCTACACCTGATATTTTAAGCCTGAACTTTAAAAGCTCGGAAGGATTTACAACCACCGCTATTGTTTTGGTAACAAAAACCACACAAACCAATGATCCTATTTTCGGCTCTAAATACAAGCTTCCGTTTTCATCATCCGTTACCAGGTAAGCATCAAAAATATCTGAACTTCCGTCTAAAGGTTTTAAATCAGCCGTTTTGTTATCTTCATCAACAGAAATAACCTCGCAAATTTTTGCGTAAATCTCGTCACCGTTACTCGCTAATTTTTGAATGATTTCTTTCATTATTTTAAACTTAACGGTTGCCCTAATTCAACTTTTTGTCTGTACCCCGACATTCCGAAAGTGGTTTCATTCTTTTTAACCAAATAAACCCCGCTATTCCCGTCACTTGCTGTAATATCTATCATATCACATTTATATATTTCAGGCTGTCCGAAAGTTTCAAAGCTTCCTTTAAATCCGCTTTGTTTGTATCTGTCTAATGCCTGTTGAGCATATTTTTTTAATTCATTTTCGGTAATACCATCGATTCTTATTTTTAAAACATCACCGTCTTTATCACCGATTTCAATCTCTGTTTTTTTATGTTTAGCGTTGAAAGTTTGCGCTTCAACCTTAGCCCGTATATCGGCTTTGTCACGGTATTCAAAATCTTCTGTGATGAGATTTTTACCGTACATTATTTTTACTTTTTTTCTGTTGTCTGCCGGATAAGCTAAACCGACATACAAAACACTTTGATTATTAATTCTTCGGAAATAAGACGAAAGCATTTGTTTTTCTTTCAGTTCCTGCAATTCTTCAGCAACGGTTGATTTTGTTATTCTCCAGTTGCCTACCATCATTGTTTTGTCGATCAACTCGAATTTTATCCCAGTTCCTTCCAAAAGGTGTTTTAAAATATCATTTAGGGAAGCATTTTTAAAAGCTTTAGGTTTTGCCTTTTGCGTTTTGAGTAAAAACATTCCATCTTCACATTTAATGGTGATGGGTACTTTAGCATCTACGCTGCGCACATATCCGGTAAATCTTACTTGTAAATCTTTGTCATATCCTAATTTAACTGTGATTTTATCACCTCTTTTTACCGGTGGTTTCCCGTCTTTTGTTACAGCCTGCTCCCACTTAATTTTTTTTGGGAGTTTTAACTCACACGTATCTGTAAGATTTGAAATATCTTCAATTATTTGGCATTCAGATAAAGCATTAAACCGCCAAGTTTTATCGCCTTCAATTGTAATTTCACTGCGTAACTTTAACATCTTTTTCCTCTGTTTTTAATCTGATTTCATAAGGTTCATCACTTAATAAAATCATTTGTATAGATTGTCTGTTACTGTGGGTTTCCTGTGTTAAATAAAAACTTTTAACTACGGCAGAATCAATTTTAAATACTTTTAAAAAGTCTGACTGTACCTCAAGAGTTTCAGGAAGTTTTAAAATTTTCTGAAGCTCTTTAACTTTATCAATAGGATATTCCAGACTTGCACCTGTATCATCACCCTCAGTATAATTGTTTATCCCGGCATCAACTGTTATGGAATAATCACCATCAGAAATATATTCTTTAATTGTTCCATTTCTTCCCTGCAAAGCGGTGCTTACAATGTTTTTTTCCTGAGTAACTGTTATGATACATTCTATAAATTCAAACTCAGTTATAATTTTACTCACCTCATCTGTATAGCGTAGAAATAATGATGTTAACCAACTTTGTCCTTCTAAATCTTTCAGGCTTTGGAATTCGGGGTTTCCTTCATTTCCGATGGTATCAGATACACTAAAAGGTTTTGCCGTCTGCATTCCGTAACGGAAAGCCAAATTAACCGCTGTACCTCTTGCCAATTGTTCAGTGTTCGGAAAACTGTATTTTATAATTTCCATTATTCTGCAAGTGTAAAATCGGCAGACGCTGTTAATAATGCTTCCTGTACCATTTGTTTGATAGATTCTTTACTCATGGTAGTACCGTTTTGGTTATAGATATTCAGGTTTTCTACGAGTTTGGTAATATTCAGGTTACGAACTTTATTTCCTGAATCACCGTCACCGTCTTTTTTCTTCTTAGTCTTTTTTGCGGCTTCATCTCCGAATGTTGTTTGCTTCATCGGGCTACCTTTTGCAACATCGAAAATTGATTTGTGACTGTCGTCTTTGGGAATTTCTGTTTTCTCGTCTTTTTTATTTTTTTCAGCCTGATCTTTATCAAAGCTTGCACCTCCTTTTAAAGCACCTTCCTTATATGCAACAGATACATTTTTCATCCCCTCACCGGAAAACAACTTATTCCATAAATCCTTAATCGGTTTTAAAACACCTTGCAGTTTATTCATAACTTTATCGAGTAATTCAACAATCCATTTCCAAACACCACTAAACGCATCACGAATAGGGTTGATGATGGTTTCCGCAATCCACACCCCAAAACTTCCAAGTAAATTTTTTAGCCAGTTCCAAACTTTGGAAATGATCCCGACAACCCAGTTAAAAACTGTTTTAACGGTGTTCCATATTTGGATAAAAGAATTAATAAAAGCGTTGTAAATAAACTCAGCAACAGGTTTTATAATGGAAGTCCAAACCCAAGAAATATTATCTGCAATACCACTCACAACGACCTTTACAACTTCCCATACTGAAAGAAAAATCGATTTGTAAATATTGAAAATAAACATAGCTATCGGCTTTAACACCAAATTCCAAAGACGGGTTACGAAAACACCAATGTTGTAAAAGACTGCTTTTCCGGCTTCCCAAACTCCGAAGAGAATTTCACGAAACTTTCTTGAGTGATCCCACAATAGTTTAATAGCAGCAATTAAAACCACAATACCTGCGATAATCCAACCGATAACTGGGATATTCATAATTGATAAGGAAAATGCATTAACTGCTAAAGTTGCCCGTAAATAAGCATTTCCAATTGCTGTAACTGTAGAAGCATAAATACGGTTCACAAAAGCCCCAACACCTCTTGTAGTAGTATTTTGGGCTTCTGCCACTGTATTAGCTTCTGTAGCGGCTGTACTTGCAAAAAGTCTCGGAAAAAAAGCTTCCAAAACGGATTTTATAGCTGTTATAGAATTGGCTAACTCAGCAGCACCATTAATGGCGGTAATTGTATGTTGAATATATGGTAGATAAGCTTCAGTAGCATTAAATATGGAAATTTTATAATCGTCAATAATTGCTTTCGCACGATTCATTTTTTCCTGATAAGTGCCCATAATAACAGTAGCCTGATCCGCTGCCGAATTGGTATCAACCATTTTTTTTGCCATTTCGTCTGCTCCGTCCGCTCCCTGAATCATTGCAATACCCGCAGCCATGTTTTCTTTTCCGAAAACCTTAGTCATTAATGCGGTATCACCTTGAATCTTTCTTAGCGTTCTTAATCGGTCTGTTAATGGTATAGAAGCATTTGCCAAATACTCGGTGCTGATTCCCGCAGCTGCTAATCCTGCGGTTGCATCTTTAGAAGCAAAACGTCCTTCAGATAAAGTTGTCAAAACGTTTCTCAAAGCAATACCGCCTTCACTTCCTTTTTTTCCTGCTTTATCCAATAGCTGAATTTGTGAGTTGGTTTCAACAAATGAAAGACCTGTTGTTTTTGCCACCATCCCGACCTGTTCTAAAGCTGATTGAATTTGTGGCAATTCCGCAGAACCTTCCTGCGCACCTGCCGACATTACATTCATCATATCCGCCATGATCTTAGCCGCTGCGATTGGGTCTTTTGTGCTCACGCCAAATTGATTCATCGAGGTGGTAAGAACATTCGTAGCAGCTACAGTATCACCGCCCATCTGCTTTGAAAGGATGTTTGAATTTTCACCCATCATTTTCATTGCTTCAGCGCTTTGAGCGATTTCAGGGCTTAATTGTGATAAAATGAGTTTGTATGACTCGACATTTTGGGAAACATCAGTACCAAATGTTTTGGCTGTACTTCTTGCAGCCATTTCGATATCTTTCAACCCTTGACCAGTAACTCCTGTAATGGCTGAAAGTTCAGCCATGTTCGTATTTAATTTTACACCTGGTGCAATCAGATCATCCATCTGACGCTTCAAAGAATTGATACCTTCAGCTGCAAGATTGACAGACAATAAAGCTTTATAACAGTCACCAAAAGCCCTCGTAGTTCTACCAACCGCATCATTAACACCATCCAAACCAAGATTGATTTGTGGGAAAATTTGTCCACCGTTGGTAGAAAAATTGATGTTATATGTTGCAGTATTTGTTGACATTGAGTAACTTCGTTTAAAAGTCTTTGGAAATGATAATTTTTGGTAAGAAGATCACCCGTTTAGGATGGCTGTTTTTAATCAGCATATTGATTTCTTTAATCAATCCGCTTTTATTTGGAATTTGCTTAGCAGTATGGATGTTTATTGCTGTAATGAATTTTGCTAAGAGAATCAAAAATGATAATTAGCCGAAAGCTGATTCAATCAAAGAAGAAAGTAATTCCGCTTGATTTTCAAGCCTCCATTTCTCAAGCCATTGCGCCTGAGCGTTTAATTTACTCCATTCACTTAATTGTAATTTTTCAGGATCAACGCTAAAATTAGAACGTATCAACGCATCTGCTTTCCAGCGTTCGTTTTCGGAATGCTCGTCATTTAACGAGCTTACAAGTTTTTTACGGAAGTAGAGAAACTATTCATGTGGTTTGCCACACATTCGACAGATTTTAATTTCAGAAAATCTCTTTCTTCAATTTCCGGATCTGCTTTAACGATGCAGTTGTCATAAAGTGCCTTAGTGCCTTTAATCTCGCTGTTTTTGGCAATAGAGCCTGTAGCTTCTAAAGTTTTAAAAGAAGGTTCTTTAAAAATTGCATGATATTGCGATTCTCCCTGCGAAATTGTTCCTACAATCAGGAAACCATGTTTTTCTTTTAATTCGGCAAGTTCTGCATCATTTAAGCCGCAAATATTTTCAGTGATTTTATCTAAGTTAATTTCTTGTTTTTCCATTTTTTGTTTATTAAATTGATTTGTCTACGATATGAGAAATGATTAATTCCAATTCAATCTCTTTGCTCATATCACCTTCTTTCCAGTCGAATATTGATTTTTTGAACTCAGCATTTTTTAAAATGTGTGTCACAATTGGCCCGGCTTCCGGTTGATAACTTATAGTAATTGAAAAAGGTGCAATTCTGAACAGTTGACCTTTTGGAGCTTTTGCTCTTAAAGCCATTACAGTACCCGAAAGAAGTGTAATTGAAGCGGTTGATTTTACTCTACCATATCCACGACTTACCGGATTTCTGCCCGCACCGTAGATATTTTCTTTCTCCATTTCTTCATCGTACTTTATGGCTCTGATTCCTGTTACAGGAACACCGCCGATGTTTACGATAATATCTGCCCACCCGTATTCCCGCCCATTAATTAGCGGTTCTAATTCTAAACCCATTATTGATTAATTTGTAAGGTTAAACTGATTTTTACTATAATTTCCCTTAGTGTACCTACTGGAACTAATTTGGTAACCACCTCAAGATTGGAGTTTCTTAAAATTTGCTGATTGGGGTTTATATAGTTTTTATAACCACTGATTTCACCGTCTCTGAGCATCTGATCTAAAACATCATCACACAAAGCCTCCAATGAGCTGACCGTTGAAACATCTAAATACCCGGTATCAGGATCAACATAAGCAGGTGCAGAAATTTTCGGAAGCAATGCTTTGTAGATTCCACGAATACTTTTGTCGATGGTTCTGTTGTTTTCGAGATAAGCATAATCACTTTCAAGTGTGGTTGCTGTGAAACTATCGTTAAAATATGTTCCTGCATTTCCTGTGTATTTCACTCCGAAAACGTAACCTTTGTCTGAAATAGCCTGTAATTGCTGTGGTGTATATTCACTGTATAATGAACCGTCACACAATCCGGTAACATCCATTTCTCTCGCCATTTCTACACTTCCTGTTAAACTCTTTGGATATGCTGTTGATACAAGGTTTTGTTTTTCAACCCATGCAATCGACTCATGCACCATTGCTTTTGAAACTGCACCTAATGCAGCACCAATACAAGTCAATGAAGGATTTGTTTCTGATAAATATTTTCCACGTCCTCCGGCATCCTGTCCAATAATTACGGTTACACGATCAGCATTTTGAGTGTGCAAGGTTGGAAGCGAGGCAATATCCAATGTGGCAACCTTTACAGAATACAAAAAGCTCAACGGAACATTCAGATTCCCTAAATCGACAGCAATTTGGTTAAGAGTTGCCAATCTTGCTACAAGTGTTGAAACGGGTGTTGTAAAGTCACAAACTGCAACCTGACGTAAATCACCACCTGCAAAATTTTGTAATGTTTTTACTTCCGCAAAAACTCCGTCTGATTCTTCAACTGACTGAATGTATAATTTCGCACCCGGATTGATTCTGAAAAACTCAGATACATGATAATGTAAAACAGGGTTTGAAACTGCCGTAATATCATTATTATCTAAATCTTCTATGGAAAGGACTAATGCCTGAGCAACATCACTTTCACCATAGACGATCATTCCGGAAATGTGATCGCTGCCCGATAATTGTCGGGAAAGACCGCCATTGCCTCTGATAAATTTTACTCCGTTCATTATTAATCAATTTTAAGTTCAGAAATCAATGGCTCATCTTTTTCAATAGCTTCTGAAAGTTGAGCTTTTGTAAATTCCTCAGCTGGAACGACGCCAAATTTTTTCTCGTAGTCTGCCTGTAATTGTTGTTTAGGTGTTAATTTTTGCTCATCGTTTTGAACTTGCAAACCTTCAGCTCCTTTTTCTACAACTTCCTGAACTTTAGTTTTTAGTTCATCAGAATTGTTTAACAATCCTTTATCAGTAAGTACATCATTCACGATACTTTTAATATCAAGTGTAGATGTATCAACCACTACTTTTAAATTTTTCTCTTCTGAATTTTTCACAGAGCCTCTGACAATTGTTTCAATGTTTTTTTGCTCTAAAGTTTTGGCGTGATTCTGAGCTGCATTTTTAGAGAAAAAAGGCGTGTCGTCAGATGTTTTATAGTAAATATCAACCTTCGGGTTGTCTTTAAAAATTTGATCCATTGTTTTGATTTTTAGTGTTAATTTTTGATTTTTAGAATAATTGCGATGGCGCAAAAGCCCAAGAAGAGAATGCCGATGTACATGAGTATCTCTTGAAACCATTTTAAGGGCTTTTCAACATAAACCGTTGTAGATTCTTTGGATTTTTCGTTTATGTATTTTTCCCGCCATTGTTTAAACAGTTCCTGTGCTTCAGCTTCGCAATTAACTGTGAGTAAACCGTTTTGTAAGTTGACTTTAGGAACATTTAAATATTTTCCGGGTTTTGGTTTTAATAGTGTTTTTGTGCCAAGACCAGGTATTTCATTGGTGATTAAAACAGGCTTGCCATTTACACAATTCACGTACGCATTATAAAATGAGCTGTCGGCTTCAATTTTATAGATCGTATCTTTTACGACTTCTGTAATTGTTTTGGTGTTTTCAATAACCACCGGCTGTGATGGCTTCCTGCTAATACAGGAAACCAAAGCCAATGACATTAATAAAAAACAAATTATGACAGAAATAATTTTCATTTTTCAGTAGTTTAAATAGCCTTTAATTGTACTTCTAAGGCGTTTTTTTCTTAATACTTTTATTCCTTCACGGCTACCGGCGTCATTGGTATTTCCTTCTATCGTGTATATGTATTGGGTGTCGAAATTTTCAACGAGACCGGTGTGACCGTTTCCCTTTCCAAAGTCCATGATAAACACATAACCGATGGCAGGGTTTGAAGATTTTATTTTTTTATCTGCTTTATTCCAAGCGGCGAGAACACCTCCTGTTTTTATTGCAGTATTTGGTACTTTTAAACTTTTTGAAGCTTCGGAAAAACACCAATAGACAAATGCCATACACCATGCAGCAGGAAAACCGATTCCTACACTTGATAGGTAAGTTTTGACAGGTTCACCCCAATTTGATCCGGGCGGATTTTCTTGTTTGCCATTTTGTGTAAGTGCGATTTGAAGGGCTTTTTCTGATAGTTTCATAATGATTTAATTAAATGATTGCTCCGATTTTCTTTTTTTGGAATGGAGTTACAACGTAATAATGTCTGTAAGAAAGTTCGTTTGATTGTGTACGAGGTGCTGTAGCTGCTGACGAGAAATATTGTTTTGTATCTCCTGTTTTCTTTGCAATATTGTCTACGTTGAAAAATACAGACGCTTCTACATCACCTGTTACAGAAACAGCATCAAAAGCTTTTTTCTTTTTATCTGTTCCATACATTGGCATACCTGAATAGCGGTGTAATTCCCATCCGGCAATTACAGGATTTGGTTTCCCAAGAGCATAATTAACTAACTGATCCCCGAAGTTTTTACGATCTAAAAGCAAATCATTCCAGTGATTGTCACACAAAACCAATCTTCTGCCTTCAATACTGAAACCTGCTTTGTCGGCTTTAGATTTAGCATTTACAAGATCATCATAAACAAGACGTTTTCTCGTTCCATCCATTAAAGGATCGGTTTCTCCAGCTCTTAAACCCGTTGCTTCAATAACCGGAGTTGTTGCCGTATCTTCCAACGGTGCAATAGAGTGAATTGCTTTTCGATATTTTTTTGCTAAAATCCCATTGTTATGAGCTTTGGTAACAGTGTCAATTTTACTATATGATGAACCTGTAGTATCATCATCAGATACACCTGTAGGCAAAGTTTGGTATTTGTCCAAAGTAATTTCGATGGTATCATCGTCATAGTTTTGTACATCCAATTCATAAGTATTATTATTGATTAATACATCAACTTCAAAGTCGGTTGCAGCGACATACATTTTGTTTTTCTCCGACAGTTTACCCTCATTGATGGTTACTACATCAACATCCAAATCGGCAATACCTTCTAAAAAGGTTGCGGCAACATTTCGGGATAGGTTCTCAATGACTCTTTTAAGCCAAATCTCAGGAAAATTTGTAGGCATATTATTTTATGATTTTAAGATTAATTGGTAATTTTCTGGGTGATTCTCTTTTAAAGAAATCTGATCTTCTAAGCTTAATTTTTGGAAGTCTTCCATTTTTGTGATAGCCTCAAGACCGACTTTGGAATTTTTTACTTCCGTGCTCAGATTTTTTTTAGCCGGAATAGATTCGATGGTTGTTTTTGCCAAATCGAAATTCGAGGCAGCGAGGTCTAAGAAGTCTTGTTTTTTGTCAGCGGTGATACGACCTGATGCAATCGCATCATCTACCAATTTTGTAGAAAGTGCCAATTGCTCTGCTTTTGCTTTATCTTCTAAAGCTGAAAGTTTTAATTCGGCTGCTTTTGCCTTGTTTTCAGCTTCGGTTTTAGCGTTTTGAAGTGCTAAAACAGCGGTGTTAATTTCGGTTTCGCTCGCTTCTGTTGTGCTTTGCGAGAAACCAAGAGCTATAAATGCTAATTGTGAAAGTTTTAAAACCATTTTATTTTCGTTTGTTTGTTGTTGTTTTGGAAGGATTTCGGGCGCATTCTGAGCCACAGAAAGGCAAAGTGTCTGTACATCAAATTCTTTCATTACTTCACCATCTACATATAATCTTAATGCATTGGCATTACTTGGAATAGCAACAATTGAAGCTTCTAACAATTCGCATTTAGTCAATGTAAGCTCACCGTTAATCATTTTAAGGTCTTCCTTTTTAAAGGAAACACCCATTGAGGCAGATTTTATAAAATCATCATCTACCTTATCAGAAATGCTTTTTGCATTTGGGTCTTTAAGATTGAAAACAGTATCAGCAGACAGATTGCCACCATCTACTTGAAGGTCTTTCCATTTTCCAATTACAGATGCATTGCTATTGGAATGCCCGTCAAGCATTACAGGATTGGCATTAAACCTTCCTAAATAAATACCTGCTGTGGGAATTTTAAAGCCATAAGAATTGCGAACATTCTCATCATTTAATACAAATCTTGGCATACGCTTTTTTTGTTTTTTTGTTCGTTTTGATATGCCAAAATTGCGGGGTTTTTAACGTGAAAAAAATAAGTTGTCTGATCTGCGGACAGCTTTGTCCGAGCCATTTACTAAAGTGTCCGACGCACTGACTAACAATTCTTTTTAGAAATTATTGAGCTGAATTTTGTTGATAAAATTGAGTTGAAAATGGCAATAACAAAAGATGCGGTCAGAAAAAAAGCAGAAGCCTATTACATTGAAAATATAGAGGCTACCAATAAGGAAGTAGCGGAACTTTTCAAAGTGACGGAAAAGACTTTAGGCGGTTGGGCAAAAAAATATGATTGGGAAGATAAAAGATTGAATTTTCACGCTTCACCAACTGTTATCAAACAAAAATTACAACAGGAAACAATCCATCTTATGGGTGGTGGTCTTCCGACGTTTTCAGCAGATTCTATTTCTAAACTAATGTCTGCACTTGACAAGTGTGATAAACAGGCTGATCCTATTATTATACACAAAATACTCAAAGAACTGGATTTATTTATTTCTCAAACTGATCCAAAATTTGCTATTCTGTGTACACCCTTTCATAAGATGTTTTTACAACATAAAATCAAACAGGAACTGTAATGAGCAACAATAAGGAACTAAAATACCTGAAGCTCTTACAGGACTATGATAAGCATTCCCAAAGAATAGCGCAGGCAACCACCATTGACATCCACGAATCGGCAGCGGGGAAAGTAAAGCGTATGAAAGAACTTGAGGCGGATTACGTCAAATGGTTTGAATATTACTTTCCCAACTTCGCAAAAAAAAAATCGGCTTGGTTTCATAAGAAATTAGCGGATATCGTAATCAAAAATAAACGGCTCCGACTGCTTGCCGAAATGTTCCGTTCAGCGGGAAAATCTGTGCATATTGACATGGGAATACCGCTGTACCTTTATTTGGTATTAGGTGAATTAAAATTTATGCTTTTGATCGGGCAAACCGACCCGAAGGCGAAAAAATTACTTTCAGGAATACAGGCGCAATTGCAGTTTAATAACCGTATCAAAAATGATTATGGCGAAAAATTCAGTCAGGGAAATTGGGCGGACGGAGATTTTACAACGACTGACGGTGTACGATTTCAGTCGCTCGGTTTTGGTCAAGATCCAAGAGGTGCAAGAGAACAGGCAGACAGACCGGATTATATTGTAATAGACGATGCCGACAGCAAAAAACACCTTAACAACGACCGATTAATGCGTGAGTATGTCGATTTTGTAACTGAGGATGTTTGGGGTTGTTTCGATGCTGACGAAGACGCTACCGAAAGATTTGTTTATGCGAATAACAATTTCAATAAAAAGAGTTTAACCAACCGTTTAAAACTGTATTTCAAAGAAGTAATTAATGCAACTAAAGATGATGAAGATGAGGATATAGATGATGATTTTGCAGATACTCACTTTGAGGTTCTCACAGTCTGTGCCGTTAAAAACTTAGTCGATTTTACTCCCGAATGGGAAGCGAAAGCTTCAGCAGCTTACTGGAAAAAGAAATTCAAAAAAATGCCTTACCGCTCATTTATGCGGGAATATATGCACGTGCATATTGAAGACGGGGCAATTTTTAAATATGAAAACATTCACCACAAAAGAGCCTATAAATTAAAAGAGTATGACGCATTGTGTTTTTATGGCGATTTAAGCTATAAAGAAAATGCCGATTACAAAGCCATGATATTGGTGGGGATGAAGGGAAAAGAAATACATATCATTTTTACTTATATGCAACAGAAAAGCCGTGCGCACTGTGCAAAGTGGTTATATGATATGTACGAAAGATACAATCTCGAAGACTACAATATTCGCTATCTAATTGAAGGACTTTTCGCAATGGATGAATTTGTTAGTGATTTTGATAATGAAGGTGAAAAAAGGGATTACTACATACCGGTTGTTGCAGACAAAAAAGCTAAAGGCGATAAATACGACCGTATCGAAAGTTTATCCGGGTATTTTGAAGGTGATAATGTCTTCTTTAATGAAGACGACAAAACCGCAGATCAGCAAACTTTAATAGATCAGTTCCTATCATTTGAAAAAGGAAGTCAGGCGCATGATGATGGTCCGGATGCTGTGCATGGCGGAATTAAAAATTGTAGCCGTAGAACCCGAAAAGCTCGAGGCAGCTACGCAGTGGGAAAAAGGCAGGATATGCATTACTAAACTATACAACTATGTTCGCAACAAAAGACGATTTAAAAAATAATATCTACGATTATCAGGTAGATGAAATTACTGAAGGCAATGACGATATTGTCGTACAGGCTATTAAAGCAGCTATTCAAGAAGTTAAAAGCTATTTAACCGGGAACGATAAAAAGGAATATTTAGACGGACGAAAACGATACGATGTTAATGCTATTTTTTCCGCTACAGGAGAAAACAGAGATGCTTTAATATTGACTTATACCATGACCATTGCAAAATGGTACATCATCGATTTAAGCAATGTTGATATCCTATATGATAAAGCAAAAGATCGTTACGATAGAGCAGTGGCTTGGTTAAATAAACTAAGAAAAGGCGAAGTAACGATTGATGATTTACCGGAAATCAACCCTGAAAATTCAGGCGAAAACGATGATGTTTTCCCTTTCTCTTATGGCTCAAGACAAAAATTTAATCACGAATAATGAAAAAAAATAAAACAAAAAACTTAGCTGCTAAGTTAAAGCCGAAAGGGAGTGTAACAAGTTCGCTGCAATTAGCAGCTTCAGTAATACCGAAATCTATTTCGCAGGTTCGTTCGGATGTAAAAACGTGGAAAAGTGCAGTTGCAGCCTTTAAGAATGCGGATAATCCAAAGTCATTCCCATTTTATAACCTTTTGGCGGATATCTTAGATGATCCGCATTTAGCCTCTCAAATTGGTAACAGAAAAAGAAAAACGCTTGGTTCTACTTTCGTCATTAAAAAACAAAGTGGTGAAGTGGATCAGGACATTACCGATGAAGCGGAAAGAAGTATCTGGATGGACGAAATTATCAGTCTGATACTAAACTTTGAATATGAAGGAATGCGATTGGTTGAGTTTGATCGAATCCCCGAAAATGACAAAGAAGGGGATATCATCAAAAAGCCTATCGTTAGACTTTTACCACCTCAAAATGTACTGCCTGTAAGCGGCGTTTTCTTAAAAGACTACACGGACGACAAAGGCATAAAATACAGGGAAGAATCTCAATTCGGTACATGGTTGCTTGAATTTGGAAAAGCAGGAGATTTGGGTATTGTAAACAAACTGATCGCAAAAGTTTTGTTTATGCGATTTGCTGAATCGTGTTGGTCAGAGTTATGCGAAATTTATGGTATTCCGCCACGAGTAATGAAAACCAATACTGCTGATCCGGCAGCATTGAGACGTGCGCAAACAATGATGAGAGACATGGGAGCAGCTGCATGGTTTATCATTGATGAAACCGAAAATTTTGAGTGGGCTAAAGGAGTTGATACAAACGGTGACGTTTATAATAACTTAATCAACAAATGTAAGGATGCAATTTCTTTATTGATTTGTGGGGCTGTAATCGGTCAAGATACCAAGTTTGGAAGCAAAGGAAAAGAGGACAGTTCTCAGGATGTTTTAGCCGATTTGGTTAACGCTGATAAAAAAGTAGTTGAGCAATACATGAATGAAAAGGTCTTTCCTGCTTTGTTTGCAATTGGTGTTTTACCGGAAGAAGGTTTGATTTTCGAGTATGAAAAAAGTGAAGACTTGGGCGAATTATTCACGAGGACTGTAGAGCTTTTAAAAGCAGGAAAAAAAGTTCCTGACGAATGGATTAATGAAAAATTCGGTATTCCGACTGAAGAAAAAGAAACCGTCACCGATGATAAAAAATTAAGCTTTTCGGCAAGTTTTTTCGACTAAGGGCTAAAAAACAGATTGCAGAAACATATTTTTTAGCCCTGCATGAGAATTTAGAGCGTCAGTATAAACCATGTGATTGCGAATCTTGCAGAACCTTAAATTTAAGTAATAAATCTACTCCTAAAAAGGGGTTTAAACGGGTTTTAATGACTGCTGAAAAAGCGTTTAAAAAGTTATTTGAAAGAAAGAAATATCATCCTAAAGATTTAGAAAAGGTTCAGGAATATAAAGATTTAGTTCAGGCAACAGGCGAATTATTCAGCGAGGCGATTGTACACGAAGTGCCTGAGAAAATGAAAGAGTATTTAAAAAAGGATGCTTTTGTTTTTTCGGGATTAAAAACACACGCACAATTAACAGAAGCCCGAAGCCTGTTAAATGATGAGAATGGAAATATTAAGCCCTATTATAAGTTTGAGCAGGAAATTTTAAAACTCAACGAAAAGTACAATACAACTTACTTAGAGGCGGAATATGAGTTTGCTGTAGCTTCATCGCAAAGTGCTGCCAATTGGGGCAATCTACAAGACAACACCGATAGATACCTGTTACAGTATAGAACCGCCGGCGATGAAAAAGTACGTGCAAGCCATGCGCAGCTTAACGGTACAACATTACCGAAAGATGATCCGTTTTGGTTTTCATATTATCCGCCTAATGGATGGCGTTGTAGATGTGTTGCTGTTGAAGTTTTAGCCTTTGATTATAAATTATCGGATAGCAAAAAAGCAATTGCGGCAGGTGAAAAATCAACCACAAGTCTCAACAAAGACAACAAAAATACTTTGGAAATGTTCCGCTTTAATCCGGGAATGGAAAACAAAATTTTCCCATCAAATAACGCCTACAGTAAAGTAATAGGAGCGGAAACCGTAGTTAAAAATTTAAGTTTTTATGCAGCCTAAAGAATTTATTAAACAAGTAATGACGGATACTAAGATTAAACTTAGTGATGAGTTCGACAAAAATTTTGAAAGAAAAGCTTTCTTTGATAAGAAATGGGCTAACACAAAGTTGCACAATAGACGAGGTTCTTTAATGGTTCGTTCCGGTATGTTGAGAAGATCAATTCAAAGTCCAAAGATGGTTTCAAACGGCATAACATGGAGTAGCTCACAGCCACAGGCTAAATTATTAAATGAGGGTGGTGTAGTTGTCGTAACCGATAAGATGAGAAAGTTTTTTTGGGCAATGTATTACAAAACATCCGGAGCAATGAGGAACGATGTAAAAAAAACGGCATCAAACAAAGCACGAAACCAAAAACTATCGGATGAAGCTTCACAATGGAAAGCTTTAGCACTTCAAAAAAAAGGTGCAAGAATGACTATCACACAGCGACAATTTATAGGACATCACGCTCAAGTAGATAAAATTATTAAGGAAATTATCGAAAGAAACTTTAGAGAACTAAACAATGATTTTCAACACAACTTTTTATTATATAGATAATGGAAACAATTTTAACCAACATTCAAAATAAAATAGCTGAAATTTCGGCTTTAAAATATGTAGATGAAGATACAGGACAATTAGATTATTATTCGCCAAATTTCCCTGTAAAGTTCCCGTGCTGTTTAATCGACTTAAACGATGGAAGTTTTAGCGATATCGGTCGGGATTTATCAAAAAAGCCAGTAAACAGACAAAACGGAGCTTTGTCAGTTAGGCTTACACTTGCTAATATGAAGCTAACCAATACAAGCTTTAAAGCCCCAAAATCGCAGAAAGATGCAGCATGGAATATATTTGGATTAATGAAAGAAATTCACGAAAAAATACACGGATTTTCACCGGATGTAAATTGCAGTAAAATGCTAAGAAAAACTTTTTCAAGAAGTAAAAGGGATGATGGGATTCAGGAATACACAATTTATTACAGCTTTGAAGCGACTAATGTTTGATTTCTAATTCTTTACCTGTAAAAACAAAATATAAATTTTGAAGTTGGTGTATGTATTTTATTTTTTCGGTTGCAATTAATGCTGAAAAACAAGTGATGAAAATTGATTTTCCACTATATTCAACCCAGACATCATTGTTTAAGCTCTTCATTAATCCTAATCCTCCATTAATAAAGTTAAATTTAAGTAACCATTCTTCTGTTATTTCGATAGGTCTGTATTTTACTTTGCCATCTTGTAAAAATGTTATTCTCGTGCCATCAACTTCAACGATTTGATTGTTTTCATTTAAAATAAAATTTCCGATTCTTAATTCTGAAGCTTTCATAATTTAGTCAAATAAAGATGGTAAAGTAACTTTTACTAATTCTTCCTCAACTGGAGTGTTGAGAATACGGTATAATGTATCACGGGAAATGTGAAATTTGGGGTAAATAAATTCCCTGTGAATAACAGTAATAGGAGTATAACGGCAATCATGCTTGTTAAATTCTTCCATTACCTGCTGATAACGGAGTAATTTATTTCTTTTTGCACCAATGCTTTGTTTTGTAACTGCCATATAACCACAAAAGTAAAACAAAAAAAATCACCAAACAAGGTGATTTTCTTTTGTTGCATCAGAAAGTTTTAAAATTCTATTATCCAAAAATTTTCTGAGTTATTGTCTTTAAACATTCTCGTTAAACGATCTTTTGGAGTAGATGCATTTTCTTCTTTAATAATTTTATCTCGGTCAGCTTCAGGATCAATAAATTTAAGCCAAAAAGGATATACAGCCAAAAATGCACCCGCAATTGATCTTAATCCCCAACTTTCCTTTCCTTTGATTTCAAGAGCTGCATTACCTCCTACAAATGCTTTGTAACCGGTTACCGTGAAAGTATCTTCTTTATTGTCCGAATTAGTGAATTGAAAGTACCTTCTTTTCTTATATTCTCCCGAATCTGTCAGTTTGTAATTTCTTCCGGTAAGCTTTACGACTTCATCAATACGATCTTTAAATTGTATAGAATCAAGATTTTCAAAATGATCGACATTTTGCCCAAAGGCAAAGCCGGATATCAAGGTGAAAAGTAATAAGAGTTTTTTCATAATTTAATAGATATTAATTTTAATATAACTTCATCATCTAAAATTGCGACTACTAAATATTCATTGTCACCAATTTCTAAAGTTTCATTTTCTTTGAATATTACATCATCAACAATTAAACGTCTTTGTCTGAGGTGTTTTTCCCGTGAAAAATTTTCTCTTATAGTAAAAGTGTTTGTTGTCGATTTTTTTAATTCTTCATAGGTTATTGTAATGTCAGATTCAAAAACATTCACACCAGTACGACCTTCAACAGGTGTGAAATCTAATTCTCTACCACCAAGAATTACTTTAACATTATCCCAAGTATAATCATGGTTTTTCATAACTCAAAAATAACAAATTATTACTAATCCAATGAATGAGCCACGCTTTTTATTTTATAAATAACATTCTTCAGTTTAATAATTTCCTCTTTTTCCTTTATACCCAAATAGTCTCTTTGAATCATTAAACCAAGTGTAAAAAATTCGGCTGCTGTTATTTCTTTTTCGGGGTCTTTGGTTTTCAGTACCATTGTTGATGCATCTTTCCCTTTTTCTATTGTAATATTGCATAAAACTTTCAGCCCCATACCTAAAAGGCTATCTTCAAAGCTTTCAATAAGTGCATCTATTTTATCGTTTTCTGTAAGTATTCTGTATTCTGCCATTTTGTAAATTTATTAAGTTGTTATTGAAAATAATTACGGCTTTCCATAACCTATTTAATTTGTTTGAAAATTTGTTGAATTTCTTTGTCAAGTACCTTTGTATAGATTGTTTCTTCGCTTTGAGTTTCACCGACTTTACAAGCTGTAAAAGTCCAGCTTTCATGAAAAGAAAATCCACCCGGAAATGTTTCATCTGTAAATTGCCAAAGCCAACTTTTAATTTCGTAGCCTTGCTTTTGAAGAAACTCAAAAATTTGAGACTGTGTGAAATTCAATTCAATTTTCATCTTTATTACGTTTTCGAGTTCTTCGGTTATTCTTATCATTAATTCGACTTTGTTGTTCTGCCTGAAGGATTTTTAAAACTTCCGGGTGTGAGTATTGTGATGTATTGTCAATCATCGTTTTTAGCTTTTCATTATCCATTTTTTTCGATGCTTCCGGTAGGGCTTCGAGATAAGAATCATAATCAAACAACGGATTATCTTTTCTTATCACTCCTGTATTTCTGCTGATTGTAGTAGTTTTAAGCATTTTGGAAAGCTCTTCCAGTTTTTCTTTAGACTTTTCAGAATATTCGTGGTTTTTCACGGCATCGTTTTCAGCTCTTATCCTTTGATTTTCTTCGTTGATCCTGTTTTCGTGGAAAGCCTCCGTTTTTTTGTCTAAATACTTGTTTACCCATGAAAGTATCACGATTGAATCAAGTCTATACAAATCGCCAAATTCGCCATTTCTTGCCATCTTAAAAAACAACATTATATCCTCTAAACTTTCACCGCCAAATCTCTCGAATAAATCGGCGGCTAAAGCTATCATTTGATCTTCATTGAGCTTTTTACCTACATTAACAAGATCATTGAATCTTTTTATGATAAGAAAAATCGATTTAATTAACTCTTTTTCGGATGCTTTTTGATTGATAAGCAAAGGAGCTGAAACACATTTTTCAATCGTTAAGCTCCTTTCTACATGGATAAGTTCAAACTTATCATCGCTTACCAAACATTGCATCAATTTTGTCGAACGCTCCGGAAGTGTTGTTTCCGGTGTTGACTTTATTAATTGCTGCGAAGTGTTCTGCATACATTTTAGGATTTTCTTTAACATTAAGAACCTGATTAATGTATTTATCAAAGTTCTTTTCTCTAAAAATGGTGACTGGGTTTAGATTGTCACACATTTCAACATTTTTTTTCCACTGAATCGTTTTTAGCTGAATTACTTCCTGAATTTCTTTTACTGTGTAACCTTCTTTTAAAACTCTTTTAATTCCTGCTAAATTTGATTTTCCGCCTCGATGTTTATGTCCTGTTATTTGATTAAATAGATTGAGGATTTCCATTTCAGGGCTTACTATTTCTTCCATTTTATTAAAAAAATCTGTTATTGTCTCCCTTTCTAATTCTTAAAAAGGCTGATTCTGAAGGTGCTGCATCTACTTTAGTTCTATCATATCGCCTTAAAAATCTTTGTATTTCCATAATGTCACTATTTCCGAGGTCTACAAATTTTATATAATCGAATGTCTTACCCTGTAAAGAAATTACAGCCCAACTTGCTCCATATTGATGATGATAATCTACGCTTGCATCAATGTTTTCAAGCATTCCGTTAAGTTTTTTATACATGGCATAGTTTTCATTTGTATAAATATTTAACTTATTAATTTCATCTTGTAAAGCCCATCTAACAAGCTTTTTAAGTAATTGTTTAATTTTATTCATTTTTCAGTTTTTCCAATTTTGCTTTAAGTTGTTTAAGTTGCTTTTTATTCTCTCGGACATTTTCGCCGTCAGCAATCCAGTTTTCTAAATCTTCGATTTCGTCTTCCAAATCTTCGATTTCAAGTTCGTTTTCGTGACAATCTTCGCAAATGGTTCTATTCTGTTTTCGGCTCGGAAAACCGTCATGTAAATCGAACCATTCACCGCAATTGCAAGGGGTTGGCATTTCCATAATTAGCTTTCCTTTTCAAAATAAACCTTGTAAAAATTGCCTTTTTCGTCAGCACCTTTCTCTAAAAGCTTTTTATCTCCATGAATATAAAGGTGAAAGTTTTTATCTAACTTAATAATGCTTTTAAAGTGCTTTTGCGACTTCTTTACGGCTGAATTATTAATCGAAAATTCTTCAGCTACATTTATTGTCATATCCTGTTCATAATCGGTTTTAAACTCATTAAAGCTGTTGATTATTTCTTCCTGTTCTAAAACTTCATTTCCAAATTCTTCGAGGTTAAACTCTTCTTTTTCTTGGAAATACTGCACGGCTTTATTAAGTAAATTCGCCTGATCTGCTTTTGAAACTTCAAACTCTTCAGGAAGCTGTTTTTTTAAGTAATCTTTAATGATTGTCATTGATTCCTGAGTATGGTAGTAATCATCTTCACGCTGTATTACTTTTAAGAAGTCCTCAAACCAGTAATACATATCACCGTTTTTGTTATTATCTACAACCTGTAAAACATATCCTGATTCTTTATCTTTTTCGTAGATCAAAGCGGCTTTGTCTATTTTTTGAAGACTGAATCCCTGATCAGTATCATAATTGAAATCATTTCCGTTGTACGGGATGTTTTTTAGGAAATTTTCTTTTTTCTCTATTTTGAAAATTCCGATTTTATCAACATCGTTTTCATGTTCTTTAGGAAATAAAACGACAAATAAATCGCCTCCCTGAATTCGTGGATTTTCGGCAGCATCATATAAAATTCTTGCAATATTTTTTGACCATCCGAGTAAACTCGGCTCTGAATTAAAAAGACCGCTTACAGCTTTGTAAATCGGATTATTTTCTAAATAAGATTCAGCATAAAACTGATAAGTTTCTTCTGTTTTAAAAGCCCCTAAAAAATAGTTTTGCAGTATTTCTGCTACACCTTCACTTAAGTTTAATTCTTGATCCGAAAGGTTTAAACTTTCACCAAGAATTTTATTTCCTACTTTGTGCGCTATAATTTTCATAGTATTTTTAATTATAATTTTGTTGCTCCGAGATATATCCTTCAACCAATCTACCTGCGAAATGCAAATCTTTTTGAGCGTTTAAAAATGCATTGTAAAGACTGTCTAAGCGAGTAGAGGGGATATCGTTAAATTTCTTATACTTTGAAGCTCTACAAGCAATTGATTTCACATAATCGATGTTTACAGATTTGTTCATTTTCTTGAACATTCCGAAAATCGCTGCTATCACACGTTTGCGTTTTTTATTTAATGCTTCTTTAGAATTCCTTTCGTAAAACTCGCAAAGCTTGTCTATTTCCTGTGGATTTAGATTTCTTGCAGAATCAGTGCGACCATGAGTGAAAGCGTTGATTATTTCGGCTCTTTGTTCCGTCACACCTTCTTTTGACATGAGTGTCATTAATTTTTTAAGTGTTGCCATTTGTTTGTTATTTTTTGTATTAATAAGAACTACACATACAAGCTTCTCCGATATCTGAAAACATTTCTAATTGAGTTCCATCATCTAATGCACATTGAGCGGTTTTGACTATATCATCTATCGAAAGATTTCCTCTAAAGAAACGGTTACCATATTTTTGCTCTTCTTTTCTATACCAGTCAATGTATTTAAAGTCTTGTTTTCTTAAATCAAACTGTATTGCTTCAATTAAATTTCTGTCGGATTTTTTTTGACAGTAGGCGCAATTACCAAGTCTTGAATGAATTTCTAATTTGAATTTTTCATTTTGAAAAAAAACGTTTAAGTCAAATTGATTAATTGCATTACCAAAATCTGTGAGAAGTGGAAAGATTCTTTTTTTCTCTTTTTTTACTTCTTTCCATGTAACTCTTTTTGGCATATCTTCAAGACGGAACCCAATTGCAGATAAATATTTTGTTGTCCTAAAAACTTTTTTTGCAAAATGATGAGAAGCTCTTTTTTTAAGGTAATCTGAGCAATATGGAATAGCTTCATTTGGTACTCCAACCCTTTCATTTTTGTTTAACTGTTCAATAGCTTGTGAAAATGGTTTTCCAGTCATATCCATAGTGTCGAAATCAACCAATTTTGACCTTACACCTACACCTTTTTTAAGTGAATAAACACCTTCAATCATGTAAAGTGGCAGATTCCAATAATTCATCTGATCTTTTAAAAATTGGATTGTTTCCGGGCGTTCTAAGCCTGTATTACAGAATACAAATAACTTTTGAAAATCCTTATACTTTTCGTTGATTTGAATATGTCGTGCCATCATTGCTGATGATCTACCACCACTTACATTTACTAATAAATATTTCATTTAAATTGTAAATCTGAATTCTAATTTTCTTGGTAATCCGTCAATCTCAATGAATTTCCAACCGCTTACATACATGCTGTTTTGTCTGCGTTGTTGTGCTTTCATTATTATTTCTAAACCATCATCGAAACGTTCATCGTTAAACTCAGATCGAAGCTTTGACAGCTCAATAATCTTTGCCGGGTTAAGCATCCCTGTTTTAGCATTTGGCTTTAAAAATGTGTTAACCGCTGATGATAGTTTCTTTACATTGTCTTCATCGTTTGAAAGCGACTTTAGGAAATCTTTTATTTTTTCTACGCCTGCGTTTTCCGTACCATCAAAACCGATGGTCACATTATAGCCAATCGTTATACTTGCCGAACCGTCCTCTAATGTTGAGGTGTGGCTGTCTTGATTATCTATTTTAACCCCGTAAACCTGCTTTTTAATGGCTTGTAAAGGTTTATAATCATTCCAAAGTTTTTCGATCAGCATTCCCGTTATTTCGTGATGGTGAACCAACGGATCAATGTGTTTATTGACGAAATCTGTTGATAATTCTTTGAAGCTCTTTAAATCTTCATCACGTTTTGTTTTGGCGGCTTTAATATCGTTCCTGAGTTCTTTTGCAATTCTCTTTTTTTCTTCAGGAGAAAGTGTGTTAATGTCTATTGTTGTCATAATTTTATTTAATAATTTGAGGTGAGTAGATGTTGTTTAATGATGCTTTATCTAAAAGAAATGCGATTAAAAGCCCGTCGTTTGTTCCGGAAATTCCTTCAACTCCCAAAGAGAATAAGTGACCAATTTCTAACCTCGTTAACCTTCTGTGAAATTTGATTATTGCTGCATTTGTTTCGTCAACCCAAGAGAGATATAGTTTTTCACCGGAAAATAATTCTCTTAGCTGTTTTTCAAAAGTTTCTCTGTTCATAATGTTTTGTTTTGTATTGTTAATTGTTTTAGTTCGGTTTCTCTGAATTTGATTTCTGCAATAAGCTCATCGCAAATGGTGTCGTCATTAGTGTATCTCAACTGCTCTTTGAGGTCGGATATCATTTTCTCCAATTGTTCCTCAGTTATTTCAGACATGATTAATTTTCCTTTTGTTGCTTAATAATACTTGTAGCCTTGATTTCTCTTACAGCAGTGTCATAGCCTTTTTTAAATTCTTTTGATAATTCATTTTTCAGAATTTCTTTCACTTCGTTAAATCCAATAATCATTTCTGATATTTTTCCCGAACCTGCTTTTTGTGTAAATGTGTTAAGAAGGTTGTCTGTAAAAGAGTTTAATTGATTTTCGTCCATATTACATTTCGGGAGCTTCCCAGTTTTTAGATTTAATAAAAATTAGTTTTGTCTTTATTTTTTCTTCAACATCAGCAGGTAATTGGTAACTCTGTGAGTTAATGAGTGCGCTACGTTCCTGATGGATTAAAATCCGGTCAAATGCTGTGAGGTATTTTTCTCCATAACTGTCATATTGCAGTGCTATGGTGAGTTTTTCAAATCTTTCGCTTTCTGTATAGGTCATTGTGTGTTATTTAATTTTTGCGTGATATTTAGCTGCTCTTTCGGGGTCTATGATGAATTCTTCACCACCTCCGAAACGGCTTTCGGGAAATGCTTTAAAACCTTCAACCTTTATTTTTACATCAGCATCATATTTTATTGCTTCAGCTAAAGAACCTTTCGGTTCACCTGATTTATCGGCTTGAGAAATGAAAACCCAAAGTTTGTGAGGAAAATCTTTTTTTAGTTTTTCAAAAGAACTCTTGTTCATGTTGGCATACTGTAATGAATCAATGAAAATAACTTCCGGGCTTCGCTGCTTATTTAATCTTTCGCAAACCTTTTCCATTGATACTCTATTCCCAAACAGCACTTTATCTTTTACGGCATTGATACCTGATCGAGCAACATTGAGCTTAAATGATTTTACCTTTCCTTCTTCCAAAGAATTAATAAGAACTTTGTTTTTTACAAAGCCTGTAAATTGCTTTGCTAACTGCATCATTAATGATGATTTTCCGTTAAATGATTTTCCGTAAATAATCCAAACGCCTGACATTGCAGGTTTCCCGAATGAAGCTTCCCATTTGCCAGTAAAATCAAATTCTTTAAACTTTGTGCTTTCAATTTCATCGACAGAAAAGAAGTCGTTTGCCATGTTATTTCTCTTGTTTTTTTCTGAGGTTAAAAATTGCGTTTCTCGTTACTCCGTATTCTTTGGCGATTTCTGAATCTCCTTTTCCTTCTGCAACTTTTTTAAGAATCTCTTTTTTCTGTTCGGGGCTGATTTTTGAAGGATATTTCGCATTGCCTCCGTTTGCATTCCAGTGGAGATTGGTATAATGATAATTTTCGTGATCTCCGTTGATGTGCTTTGCGGTGAGTTTCGGTTCGGGTGGCATTCCGTTCCAACATTCTAAAACCAATTTTGCTAAACCGATTTGATGCTGTTTAAATAGAATGTATTTAAATGGATGCTTTCCGCTTTTTCTAATTTTGATTTGAAGTTCGTTTTCATTCAGCAGGATTTTTGAACCGTTTTCGTTTACCTTTAAACCTGCGATTTCGGGATGATATCTAAATTCTGTCATGATGCTAATAATTTTCTTTTGTCGTCTATTCTTGTGGCAAGTATGCTGTCTGAAACCGCTCTTAAATCTCCGTTGGCATTTTTAGCGATTGTTTTGATGATGCTTTCGTCTCTCAGCCCGTTCGCTTCGCAAAGCACTTTGATGTCTTGGTAGTTTGTATCTTCAAGCTCGTAGAAACGCCCGAAACGGCTGTTTAATTCTTCGTAGCCTTTCTTTTTAAGCCTTAACCCGTTCTCGAATCTTTTTCTTAAAAAATAAGTGGCTAAAATCACTATTGAGCAATGTCCTTTAAGTTCGTTGTATAGTGTTATTAAGAAAAGTAATACGTTATCATCAATCTTATCAACTTCATCGATAATTAACTGCGGTTGCTCCATTTTTTTAAATCGCATTACGATGTCTCGCATCATTTCCGCAATTCTATTGGATGGGTTTTTATCACCTAATTGAAAAAGTATTTCTGAAAGAAAATACTTTCGATCCCAATACTGACCGCATTCTATTCTAACAACATTTGAATTTTCCGCTGCAAACTTCTTTGTCGTTTCCGACTTTCCTGCACCTGCATTGCTGATAACCGATAGAACTAATGCACTGGTTTTGCTATCTTCCAATAATCCAAGTAAATCAACTCCGTTGGTTGTAGGTGCAAACTGCCATTCTTGAGAATTATAGCCTATCTGAACGCCTAATTTTCTAAACATTTCGTCAGAGTATGGCGACCAGTTTCCGCTCAATAGATGAGAAATAACAGCGGGAGAAACACCTTTTAAAGCTGCTGAAGCTTTGTTTTGGCTTCCTTTTTGTGCAATAAACAACCTTAACAGGTCTACAATTGCAATTTTTTCTTTTTGGTTCATATGTTTTTTTAGTTTTTGTTAAGTTGTGCGAAAACTGATTTTCGATTTATTTTTATTTGATCTTCTTTAGTGGAGTAGGCTGCCATTTTTGCATTAAGTTCCCAGTTATCCTCAATCATTGCATTTTGTTCGTCTATGAGTTTTTCTCGTGTAATTCCGGTGCGTTCTGCAATCTTTTGGTAACTTTGGAAATCTCTCAGATATTCTAAATCTCTCACTTCAATATCTTTTCTCAACTTTTGTGTAGTTTCCTCATTCATCAACACAGGGATTTGCGTGTGTTCCCGTTTCTTCTGAGCATAACCAACAAAAACCTTTTGCGCTTTGTCATTGAGTTTGTAAAGTGCGATGTACTCATTTAAGTATTCAGGATCGTATGAAACAATTAATTTTTCGTTTACATACTTTCTTCTAAATTCTATATCAACCTCATTATTTTTGTCGTAAACTTCAAAGTCATAATCCTGACCTGCAACTGTGAGCTTCATTCCATGTGCTTTGTATATTTTTGGTTTAGTTTCGTTCAGCCAGAACATGGAAATTTGCTCTAATGGGTCAAGCTCATGATGGAATGTTGCTTTTTCATTGTAAACCTCATTACGAGTTTTATCTTTTTTTCTACCATGTTTATTGCTATTCCACTCATTAACCATCAAAATCCAGTGTTTGTAGAGTTCCTCTTTTGTTGGTAATGCTCCTTTATTTTCCTTAATAAATTCAATATTGACTTGAGAGCGGGTTCTTTTTGATTTTATTGATTGTTTATCTGAAAACCAACGTTTTCCGATAACTTGCTGTTGAAGTCTGTCAAAAGCCTGCTCAAGAGGGTTTGATTTCCTGCCTACTTTATGTTTATAGTGAGTTCCTTTCGATGCAACAACTTTGCTGTATAACTCCTGCATTTTTGTTGATCTGTGTCCTGATTGGGCATCATACGTGAACAAATAAGGTTTTGCACAAGCTGTATTTACTGCCATTCTTACCGCCTTGAAGTGGTCAACGTGCGTTTCGCTCTCTGAAAAACTCCAACCCAGTATTTTCTCACTGTAAACATCAATTAAAACGTTGATGTTCATTTGAGCAGCCATTTTATTTGAGTTATCCCAATAATGGATCGCATCTAATTTAGTTCCGTCAATTGCCCACCAAGAATTTGGGAACATCGTTTCACGATCTCTTTTTATTGAATGACCAAATTTATTAGTCCAAGCATCCTTACCATCACGGGCTAAAGTCCAAATCCTTTCATTTTCCGGTTTCATTAAGAAATTCAAAACTCCACTTTCTGAAAGCTTCGGGAATCCTGTAGATGGTCTGCTAAATTCATAAACTTGTAGAAGTTCCGGTACACTTGGCTTATTTGGTAAAGAATAATAAGCAATAAGCCATTCGCCTACTTCATCCGTAATTTTTAACGAATTGGTGTGACAGTAATTACTGTGTATTAATCCTTCCATTCCGGGGCGTGGATAACGCTTTGAAGTTTTGTTCAAAACACAAGCCTCATATTTTGCTCTTAAAGCCTGAGAATTTTCCGGGAGGTCAAAAGGGTAGCGGATTCTTAAATCATCACTAATTGAGTGTACTGAATCCGAAATTCTTTGCCATAACTCAGCTTTGTTGATCTTTGGATTTGCAGAAACTACTTTTCCGATAACTTTTTCAATCGCATTGAAAACAACTACGTTTGCTGTGTATTCTTCAACGACATCGGCATTAGCTTCTGATAAATATCTTCCGTCTTCAAGCTCATAGTTAGAAAAATAAGCTAAAGCCATTTCAGATGATTGTAGATAATCTGAAAAATTGATTGTGCTTTTTTGTTCATAAGGATTAATTTTCAGATCGTGTTCAATGATATTCTTGAAACGCTCCGGAAGACTTGCATAAATGTAAAGTGCGCAGCTGCCTAAACCTCTTGCGGCTCTTGCTTTTTTTATTTGACCTCGGTGCGTAAGGACTTTCAGACTATTGGCAGAAACTACACCTGTATTTGCAAGCCAGTTACCTTTTACGCAAAGAGTATTGTTATAATATTCAAACATATTAAACGGTGTTTAAATGGTTTTTAAAACTTTTTATATCTTATTAAAATCGTCAATCCGAATAAAAGACTATAAGTTGCTTTTTCCTTTGCTCCATTGTAAGCATCAGTAACAGATATTGTTTTATAGCAAAAAATTGACTGAATAAGCTTTTTCAT